CTTTAAATCCAGCAGGTAAATTAGAAAGTGTGCCTGCATCAATCAACTGACGAAGAATAGATGTAGAAGCTTGAGCCAAGCCACCAATCATGTGTGTCAAACCAAGGCCATAAAAACCAAGACCAGGCAAAAACTTGTAATGCACAAAGTATTGGTTTCGCTTTTTCATAATGTCTGTTTCTTCGTAGTTCCTACGAATAGCCAGTACCTCACCAGTGTCCTCAATGATCGTAACAATGTAAGGGAGCTTCAAACCGCTCTCTGCACCTGTCTCATCAAGATCCTCAAAACCAGGCAAATCCAAATCAGTGTGTATCTCATACAAAGTAAGCTCATATGAAGAACTTCCGGGGTAAACGCCTTGAACCTCATTAATCGCTTCTTGCACCTCTGACATTTTTTCTGCGGCAGAACCCTCTTGAGGCAGGTCTACATCACGATAAAAACCTGCTATCTGTAGCTTTCGAACCTCGTTCGAAGCCATCTTAATAACATGCGTAATTCTAGGTGAAGACGCCAAATCAGTTGCGCCATATGGAACAACGAGATCTTCTGCATGAACAAACTGACTAACAGCACGACCTTTTAACGGATCGAAATAAACCTTTTTAAAAGTAGAACCTACAACAGGAAGATAAAACAGCATCTGATCCATCTCAGGATCATACTCCTCCATCTCGTAGGTAATCATATAATTCATATAATCCTTGACACGCTCTGCCTGCTTAACAAGCTGTTCTGTCTGCGCACCAACGACTTGCGTTCTTACAGGCCCACTTGCAGGTAACATTTCACGATAGGCTTGCGCCTGAAACTGCGTAACGCTTTCTGCTAATAATGGATGTATAACGCCAGATGACCCCTCGAAAGGCTCTGCACGGTCCTCATACTGCATACCAAGAAACTCTAAGCCGCGCTTATATGTGTCCTGCCAATCCTGTCTTGAAGATATGTCATCATCAATATCACCAGTTAAATCAGAAGAAACCTTACCCAAATCACCATCATCCATGAACTCAGCAAGGTTTGAATCATGTGATATTTGTGGTATCTCTTGTTCTTCTGTATACTCTCCAATGATTGCAGATCCGTCATCAAATTCAAAAACACCGGGATCTTGAGGTAACCCCTCAACCAAGACCTCATCTGGTTGTACCTCTGGAAGTTGTGGGCCTATGATACCGCCCGGACCTGCATCTTTTTCAATAGCCATACCTATTTACCTTTTTGTGTTGGAGCAAAGTCCGCTCGACCTTGAGCTGCCACGAGGGAGCGTTTAAAATGGACTGGGAGGTCTCCATCATCCCTTGCTCCAACCTCTTCAAGTTCATTAACAGATTGATTAATACCTGAATTAAGAACTTGTAAATTTATTTTGACAATACATGTCATTATCTAACCCCTGAGAACCCCGTCCCTGATAATGCGGCTCCGCCACCACGACAAACGACACCACCACCCTTCATCTTTTTAACTACGCCACCTTTTTTCTTTTTAGCAACTTTTTTTTGCTTTGCAGCAGTTTTCATTGGCTCGGTTGTGTTACCGTCACCATCTATGTCGATATAGTCAGGTTTGGATTTCATATCTCATCTCCTAATAATAAATTCTTTTTGCACGAAACCTTAATTCGTCATCGTCTTCATAATCACTTGCGGTAGTAATAAAACCACCCTGTCTAAAACGTAGTATAGCCTGTGTCATCGAATCCGCCAAGTCATCATGTTCACCATTTGGAAAAGAAGCGCATTCTTCTATCACCTCATCAGCAAAATTCATCTCCGGTGCCCATACCATACCACTTTCAAATACAGGCGCACAAGAGTGCATTCTAGTAAACTTGTCAGCCCCCTTGCCAGGTGTAAAAGGCGTTACAGGTATGCCCATACGCCGTAATTCCTGTGTCAACGGCATACCAGAGCCCTTCTGCTCTATTAAAATCATATCAGGATCGAACTCTTGCCACAAATCATATGCCGCAGTTTTTAACTCTGGAAACTCCCACCGCCCCCTAACAGCGTCCAACAAAACAATATGATCCTCGCCAGTTTCCTCCCTGTGAAACACGCCCCAAGTCGTAATCGCACTGTAATCAGCCCTGTCAGACTTGCTAAATGCCGTGTCATAGCTCTGAATAACGTAACTACAGTTGGGTGGCTCGTCTTTTTCCCACAAATTCCACCATTCACGCTTAATGATAGCACCTTCTTCAGCAGTCGGGTTCTGCATGTACTGCGCATTCCATTTAGACACAGGAATCGAGGCTTTTACGCCCTCTAATTCATCCAAAGTCCAAAATTCAGGCCATAAAGACTTGCCAGACGGCATAATCGCAGGAAATTCCACGATTTCCCACTTATCAGCGCCCTTTTCGCTCTGTTTTTGCAAAACTTTCGCCGTCAAATCACGAATAGACCACCGTGTCATAACAATTATAATCGCACCACCTGGCTGTAAACGCTGTCGAGGCCCAGATGTGTACCATTCATAAATATTATCCAACGCCGTAGAGCTCAAAGCGTCCTGTTCAGACACAGGATCATCAATAATTGCTAAATCAGCACCACGACCTGCAAGCGCACCGCCTACACCTACAGCGTAATACTCACCACCCTTGTTTGTGCTCCATCTACCAGACGCTTTCGCGTCCCCTGCTAGACTTACTTCAGGAAAAACATCCCTAAAATCCTCACTGTCAATTAAATTCTTAACTTTTCGACCAAAACCAACGGCTAATTCAGCCGTGTGAGTCGCCTGAATGATTTTTTTCGTAGGATCGCGCCCCATTAACCACGTTGGAAACAAATAACTCGCAAACTCAGACTTCGTATGTCGAGGCGGCATGTTAATAATTAACCGCTTTAACTTGCCATCCGCTACAGCTTGCAGTTTTTCAGCGTAAATCTTGTGATGCCTGCCCTCAATAAACTGAGGCCAAACGTGCTTTACAAACGTCATGAAGTTTTCTTGCTTGGTAGTCCTGTCATCTAAAGTTTTAAGCCGCTCCAACATAGGAGCGACTTTCGCTAACTCTTCATCCGTTAAATACTGGGTAAAATCACTCAGGTCATTCATGTTTAATCTGTAATATTTAGGTTTTTCAAATACATCTCTGCCATATTTGGCGATTGAACTGCATAAGGAATCATTTGCTCATAAGATATTGGAATTTCTCTTTCTCCGTATATTTTTCTTCCAAGAATAAATGGAATAGATGACAATCCTTTTTTCACTCCCCCATATTTGCTAAGAAGTTTTAAGTCACTAAAAGCCCTACCAAGACCCTCACGCAAACTTGTTTGTTTATCTCCTTTAACTAAAGGATTAATTATGCCTAAAAGATTTAAATCTTTAACAGTTCTTGTTAATGGATCACCTGGAACCGAACCTCTTGCAGAAACCTCAACTGGACTTGCTTCATAAAGCTCACGAGCAGAAAGATTTCCGAGAACATTCATTTCTTTATTTAAATTTTTTTCTAAAGTATCTAAAAGCTCTTTCTTTTGTGGATCTATATTCACATTATTTTCTTTAAATCTTTCAAGATCATTCAAATTCCTAGCTATATCGTCTAATCTTTCCATTCTATAATCGTTTATTTCTTTTAAACCACCACCAACGCTTTCATCAAAAATACTTCTATCACCTCTAGACATTGTAAGATGATCAAATTCATGCGGAAGAGTTGCGTTTATAAGATATGGTATTCCTGCATATGTTCCTTTTAAACCCATATCACCATCTCTTGCGTATAACGGGTTATATTTAATCTCTTCAGTCGTTTTACTAAATTGACCACGAGTTCCTTCAGGAAATCTACCATATTGATCAGGTTTAATCGGTGATACGCCACCATATGCAAATTCAGGATCATATGGAGTATCTAAAAGTTTATAATCTTCTATATTTTCAACAACTTCAGTCAAAAGCTTTTCGCCCGGAGCAACCATACCATCATCACTCGTAGTATATATGGTTCTTACGCCGTCCCCAGTTGAAACAACTTGCTCTCTTATATCACCTGCACCCTCTGTCATCATTTTTATTGTTTCATCAACATTAAATTTAGGAGCCTGTAAAAGCATAAAGTCTCTAGTGATTTCTCTACCGTCAGGCGTTTTGTAAGTAACCCTGTTTATACCTGCATCTCTTCTAACTTCAGCATCAGTAGCACCCTTTGCATACATAGCGTTTGCTACTTTTTGTCTGCCTCTGTACTCAGCTATAGTTTCACCAGAATTTCTTTTTGCGTCAGGAATAAATGAGGGAACCTCAACACCTGTATATTGAGGATTTTCCTTTGTTCCTACATTTCTAAAACCACGGTTTCTTAATTGCTCTTCAGCCTCTATAGCGATTTTATTTAATCTCTCAGCATTACTAATAAAAGGCTTTTTAACCTGACCAAGACCATAACTTAATCCAGCTTTTGCGCCAGTACCCGCAATTCTGGCGGCTTGCGCAGCAGGAATGACACTACCTACTTGAAAAATATCACCAAGTTTAGCCTGTCTAGCCGCCGTCATTTGTTCTGGAGTTGCATTTTCCTCGGTAACTCCTTCAGGTAAATAACCAGCTAAACCTTCAGAGGTTCCAAGATTTATACCAGATTGAACAACATTTTTTCCATAGCCATAAATAGTGCCTACAGGGTCTGTTAAAAGATCTTTACCTTCTTCATATACTCCAGAGGCTATAGCTTTACCAACTCCAAGAGGGTCTTCATAAACAGCTTGCCCAAAATCATCAATTCCTTGAGAAATTATTTGGGTATAACCTTTTCCCATAGGCTTTTGATATCTAGCATAACTAGGCATGTAGTCTTCACCATCACCAAGAATGTAAGGATCATCTGTGACGGCTCCTTGGCCTGTATCATATGGAGAAGTAACAAACGGATTAATATTTCGCGCATCAACAGTTTGCGGATTAACAACGGTTTGTTGAGGCTGAACAGGTACACCCAAATTATAGGCTATTGGATCTAAACCCACTGAGAATTGATTGCTGTCATCCCTCTGTGTCTCAGCCATCTGATTAGCAATAATACTTGCTAAGTAATCATTACGCTCATTGGGTTTTTCAACAATATTACCCCTGCCACCACGAACAGGCTCTGGATCAGGGTCTCTAGTAAAATAAGACGTTATGTCTTTAACGATATCAGCAGCTTCTTTAGTGGTCTTTTTGTTAGCATCTATATCATAGATGCTACCTCTACCACGTTCGAAAATCATATTATCCGCCCATAGCCGCTAAGAAATTATCCGCCGCTCGATTTAAACCAACTGAACCACCCCTGTTCATAGCCCTAATCGGATTATCTAAATAAGACGTTGGAGGAGGTGGCGTTACAACAACACCGCTTAATTCATCATCGCTAGTGTCTTCTTTTTCATCAGTGTCATCTTCTTCAGTGTCATCACCACCTGTATCAGTGCCTGTATCAGGAACACAAATGCCAGAAGCAGGATCAAGCTTAAAA